CCCTTCTCAAATTTGAATTGTTGAGATGTAAGTGCGTTAGTTACATAAGCACGAGTACTATAAGAACTAGCATCAAAACTAATCACCCATGCAGTACCATTGTATTCTATAATATCATTTGCTGATATGTCAATACCCCACACACTAGTTTTCTTGGCAGCATTTAATGATAGATAACGTTGTCCATTTGCAACTGCTGGAATACCAGAGAAACCGGGTTTACCAGTAGAGGCATTAATGACTCTATCTACTGCGGTTGTAGTGTTGGTCGGCAACGTGGCAGTGTCTATTGTGAACGATAATTCAGTAGCGTCACTTGTAGTCGCTAATGTACCAATAACGTCAGCATTAAGATCTTCTACTTCACCGTGATATTTTAATCGAAGTCTTGATATTCCACTGTCTAATGTGCCATATTGGTCGAGTACAGTTTCCCATTTGATACTATCGTCATAATTTCCATTTGCGTATATCTTAGCCAAAGTAGAACCACTTTCTTCATATACTTTTAAAGCATAGTTGCCTGGTGTAACAATAACACTTGACTGTGCTTTTAAATCCGCGAAGAACTCAAATGCATCCGGGTCATAATCAAGCGAATCTAAATCTGTGTAGGTGTATATGTTATTAACGATATTTCTAATTACATTCTGTCGTGTTACTTGTGCGGGTGGATTAATCCAAACAGGAATCTGAAATATCATTGTTGCGATATCAATTTGGTCTTCAATGCCAGCGGGTATGCCTCTGCTAGACCATTGTAAGTCAGTCATCTCTACAGTTGTAATAGTAGTCCAATCAACTGGATTATCATTGTGCTGTATCTCTAAAGCAGGATTAAATAGAACTAATATTTGTTCAAGTAATTGCAACTTTTGGTCAGTATTTGATGTCCAAATATCGACTTGCATATTGAGTAGATACGGAACAGGCATCATTCGTTTTACGTTATACTTGTTTCCAGTTTCATTAGTATATTTCTGAGTAGTAGCATCAAATTTTCTTTCGTTGACACTTACAGCATCATTGAAGAACGGCTCTTGTAGTCGTTGTCTATCTGGAATCAAACTTTGTACGTGACATGCAATAAATGGAGCAGAGTTTACTACGTTCTCAGAGTTGCCTTTGAGAATAGTTGCTGCCATTCTTGATACGTCACCATATCTTGCTGGAACTCTGATATAATAATCAGTTACTCCATCATTCTTTTTCTTTCCAGTTTTAATTGTGTATCCGCTAAACATTCTTACGAATTGTAAAATATATCTTCGAATTTGATTGTCATAGAAATGAGTTTGCATATTAATCTACCTTTGGTCTTACTGCTTTTGACAGATTGACTTTTGATGTAATAGAAGTACCGTCATCTAGTACTACTGAGCCACTATTGTTAATAAATTGATGATGTAATGCATGTCCAACTTCCCAAGCACCATCGTCATCGTTTATTCTGTACCATTTATTTTCTCTGTACTGGAATAATCTCGATGGAGTGTAGTCACTTCTCAAGAAATATGTATTAGCAGAAGGTGACGCAGGAAATGTTCTTCCATGGGCCACTGTTGCGTAATCTATATCATCTGGATGATTGCTTTGAGTAGCATATTGTAAATTGTTTGTTCTATAGTCCCAATATTTTCCAGGAACGTTGTCTTGTGCTTCTTTAACTACAGCATCAGTAATTTGAAGTTCTTTATTGTAAGTAGATAAAATATTTTTCAAATCATCTGCTTCTTCACCAGTACCAAGTATATCTGCGTATTCTTGAGTATCTTGTAATTGTTTACAGCGAACTCGCCAAATATGTGGCCACCATCCTGCATCAAAACCACCAGCATCTTTTGATGCTTCTTGGACTACCCAGTATTGATTGACTCCATCTTTTTCAACACCATCATTGCCTTCAAGCATCATATCTTCTCTCATATGAGGAAGTTCGATGACATCTCCAGTCATTAATTTTCTACCTATCATGTTAACCATCTCATTTAGATGCAAGGTAAATACTTGTTGGTCATTACCAAGAAACATACCAAATTGAGATAACTCAAAATCTTGGTCTGATAGAGTATATACTCCTCTTAGATCGAATACATCTTTTTCATATTTTCTATCACGATTTTCTAAAAATAGTAAATCCTGTATAGCAGGATCTGCCGGATCGTAATCAGCCGCAGATTTGTCTTGCGACCCTAAATATTTGTGAATAAGAAGCGATGTTCCGCCGTGGTCAAAATGTGCTTTGACTGTCTTATCAGTGAATTTGTAATCGTTTCCCTTTTTGGGATTCCACATACTAAGTCTTGGCATTTTAAATGATCTCCGTATTACAATATAATTTCTTTCTAATTTGCCAACATGGCATAATATTCTCCGTTCTTTACTTGACTTCTATCAGTATTTATCATATAATATAGTTATATAAATAAACAAACAAGAATAGTAGAAGGTTATACAACAATGAACAATGATATGGGATATATCTCATTAAGAGAAGTAATTCCTCCAATAGTAATACGCCAGTTTAAATTATGGGCAATGAACCCAGATAATATACACCGTGGTAACGCGGTAAACGGGACGTACTACGGAAAACATCGTAAAGGCAGAGAATACAACGTTTGGTGGAGTAAATCACCACCAGAAGAGATGTGGCGTCCTGTGATTGATATCTTACGTACACACATTGATGCAATATTCAATGGCACTAAATGGGATATGCATGTTGTTGATACTATTACTACGAGACCAGGAAGTTCAAAGATTAGGGCACACATTGATATTCCCTATCGATTCGAAGAATATGCATATGCACCTGGCGATGAAACACTGGGAGTACAAATAATTGTTCCGTTAGATATATTCACATTACAGAATGGCGCAACTGCATTCTTGCCAGGTTCACATGCTAGTAAATTTTATTACAAAGATATTGAAGAAAATCAAGAAGAATATGATACATTACTGACAACAGAGGGTATGCAATTTCTTTCGCATCCCGGCGATGTGTTGATATACAACTCAAGAACATTGCATAGTACTATGCCTAATAAAAGTAATTTTTATCGCAGTGCATTGCTACTAAATGCAGTTGCCACATCGATCATACCAACAATTAAACTAATAGATAAGAACACGGACCATAAAAAAACTTGACAAATCGATGAATATATGTTTTAATAGTGTTAATAAAGATATATAATTGAATAAGTGGACTAAGATGGCAATAAAAATGGCAAAAAGAAAAAAGAACATAGTACGAAAAGGAAGATTTGCAGACGAAATGTATATTGGACCTGAGCCTGAATGGGATGGGTCTGAGAACTGGAAAGTCGACAAGTACTATAGAGAACGAAATAGAGTTATATATTACTATCGTTATTTCTATAGTGCATCTGATTTCAAGTCATGGATTGTCGATTGGATGGAAACAAACGGATATAAAAAGAAAGATATCGATATGATTAATTTTGTTCCAGATTATGAGATTAGACCAACAACTGGTGGATATGCGAAAGCAATACGAAGAGGCATGCCAGAAAACCACATTGGAATACCTGAATATCTAAAACCTATGGAAGGCGTAACGTTTGATACTATTCCAGATGCAACTGAAATTGTTAAAAAGGATGTTACACGATTGATTGAATTGGGTTCAACACTTGCTGTAGAGAAGGCAGCAGAAACCAAAAAGACCGCAACGAAGTATAGACCTTCTATTCAACATCTTTTACATCAAAAGGCATTAGAAATGTCAGAAGAGATTGATGATTTTGTAAATGATTACGATAATTCAAAAGAGATGTTAGTTGATTTTGATCCACATACAATATTACTAATTGCTGGCGCAAAGCCAAATCATCTTAATATAATCAAAAAAGAATATATTCCAATATTAGATGATTTAGATGAACTTATCAATCCACCAAATCTGAAAAAAATGGATGAAAGAGAACAAGATATGCACGAACAACTTAAAGAGTGTTATGCTAACTTGTCTAAGTCTGATATCAAGAATCAACATAAGATGTATCTTACTATAATTACCGCGTGTGAGAATATGATACTAAAAGCCAAGGCTTCAAAGGCTCCACGTAAGAAGAAAGCAATCAGTAAAGAAAAAATGATTAGTAAGTTTAAATATCTAGACCATCATACAGATACAAAGTCAATCAGTGTTCATCCAAGTGAGTTAATCGGTGCCAATGCGGCAATCGTGTACAACTCTAAGACGAGAAAAGTAGGAATATATTATGCTAGTAATATTGATCCAACTGGAATGGGTAGAGAAGGCTCTGGATTGAGTGTAAAGGGTACAACTATCATAGGTTTTAATGAAGCAAAGAGTGTTCAAAAAACATTACGGAAACCAATAGAACAGTTGCCAAAGTTTAAAAAAGCAACGAAACGTTCATTACCAAAAGAGTTCGAGGCTATTAATAGTGTTGAGATTAAAATGAACGGCAGATTCAACGAACATAGTTTGATTATAAAAGTTTTTTGATAAATACTGTTATAAATGAACACATAGTTCATGTTAACGATATTTTGAGGGTCAAACGATGGCAAAACAACGTAATAAAATAAAAAATGATGTAATTAAACAGATTAGACTGTTACTTGGTGACGGCATGATTGATATTGAATTAGATCCAGAACATTACGATTTATCAGTTGACATTGCATTACAAAAAATTAGACAACGTTCTGAGAACGCAGTAGAAGAAGACTTCTATACTATCGAACTTAAAAAAGATGTCGCCGAATACACTCTTCCTGAAGAAATAACAGAAGTAAAGAAAGTTCATCATCGTTCATTCGGTCATGGTATCTCTGCTGGTGTTGATATGGACCCATTTGAATTAGCATATGCGAATTCGTATTTCTTTATGAACAATCATGTTGGTGGTATATCAACATACGAACTATTCTCTCAGTACCGTGAAACACTAAACAGAATTGCCGCAACTGATATTCAATTTATATGGAATCCAGTAACTCATAAGATTAAACTTTTAAGAAAAATGAGAGCAAATGAAATTGTTTTACTTCATGTATACTTAGAACGCCCAGACGACCAACTTCTAATAGACCCATATTTACAATCATGGTTAAGAGATTATGCATTAGCATATTGTAAGAAAATGATTGGCGAAGCACGTTCTAAATTTTCTACACTACCTGGCGCTCAAGGTGGAGTCTCGTTAAACGGCGAAACAATGAAAGCAGATGCGAACGCAGATATAGATAAGTTAGAAAATGAATTGAAACTCTATATTGATGGTTCGTCTCCATTAGGAATTATGATTGGCTAATATTCTATAAGGATAATATGACACACTATAAGAGTCCGTTATCCACTTTACACGGAAATACTAAAAGTCCTTGCATCAGTGTATGTAAATACAATGAGAAAAACTATTGTATCGGATGTAAACGTCATATGACTGAGATTTTTGATTGGCTCGATTATAATGATGAAATGAAAGACGCCATATTAGAAGATATAAAAGAACGCGATATAAATAAATCATAAACCATTAGACATTCGCTCTCTGATGTGTTATAATGTAATCTAGATAAAGGATATTAGATTATGATTATAGGCATTGCAGGTTTAATCGGCTCAGGTAAAGGCACAGTTGCAGACATTCTCGTTGAGCAACACAATTTCACTAAAATAAGTTTCGCTGATAAGTTGAAAGACGGAGTGGCGTCTTCATTTGGATGGAATAGAGAACTACTAGAAGGCGATACAGACGAAAGCCGAACGTGGCGCGAAACGATTGATGAATTTTGGACTAATGAAACAGGCAGAGAAATTACTCCTAGATTAGTTCTACAAGAGTTTGGCACAGATTGTATGAGAAATGGATTTTATGATGGCATTTGGGTAAGTCTTGTCAAACAAGAAATAATTAATAATCCAGAAACTAACTATGTTGTTCCTGATGTCCGATTTAAGAATGAAATTGATGTAATCAATAATTTAGGTGGCAAGATTTGGAATGTCAGACGAGGCGAATTACCAACTTGGTGGGAATATGCGATACAAGATAATCATCATCCCGAATCATCGCTAATGAAAGACTATCATTCTGACGTTCATCAAAGTGAATGGAGATGGATAGACAAGGATGACCAGTTTGGCAATATACTACATAATGATGGTAGTATAGAGGCGTTATATAGTAAAGTTTCGGCAACATTGTCTACGTAGTTAACCCTTAAAACAGTGTTTTTTCGTATTATTGACTAAATACTACTAACAAATCAATACAACCAATCGGAGAAAACACATGGCTACATTAGTATCACCAGGAGTATCAGTCACAGTAAGTGATGAATCGCAATACGTTGCGGCTACACAAGGTACCCTACCATTATTAGTTATTGCAACAGCAAGTAACAAAACAGACGCATCTGGCAGTGCTACAGCAACTGGAACAAAACCAGCAAATGCAGGTGTTGCCTTTTTAGTATCGTCACAGAGAGAATTAACAGAGACATTCGGCGAACCAAAATTTTATTCAGTCGGTGGTTCAGTAGTTCAAGGCGCAGAAACAAGCGAATACGGACTATTAGCGGCATATCAATATCTAGGTGTATCAAACAACGCTTATGTTATTAGAGCAGACGTAGACCTAAAAGAATTAGAAGCATCTTCAACAGAACCAGCAGGCGTAATCACAAACGGTACGCATTGGCATAATACAGCAGTTTCAAAATTTGGATTATTTAAATGGTCTGGTACAGCATGGGCGTCAGCATCAGCAACAATTTTAAATGACACTCCTGGAACAGGCAAAGTTGATAGTGTGAACGCAGACGGCTTCGCAACACCAGTGTCTCATTTTGGTGCGATAGGCGATCTTGCGATTGTAACATCTACTGCTAAAGTTCAATATTATGAAAAAACTTCAGGCGCTACTTGGGTATTAATGGGAGATGCAGGCTCATCTGATTTTCAATTCTCTAAATTTGCACCAACTAAACAATCAGACACGACTACTACATTAGTAGCAGGCGACTTATATGTTCGCACAGCAATACCAGGCGGCGGGTTAGATGTACAACTAGCGGCTTACAATTCTACTTCAGGATTGTTCACTACTGTACAGGCACCAATATATACTACTGACGATTTAGCATCTGCTTCATTGATCAGTATAGGTGATATCTACACACAAACTCATGCAACAAAAGGCTATTGGGAATTAAAACGTCATTCAGGCGCAACTACAACAAGTCTTACTTCTGGCGCAATTCCAGATATAGCAAGTATCGTATGTGCATTTACTATAGAAGGACAAGCATTTACTAGTACTGCAGGTAATGGTCTAAGTGCATTAATTGGTACAATGCAGGGAAATACAGCATTAAATACTGCAAATGTTAGTATTGAAAAGATTGGAACAAACAAAATTCGTTTCACTAAGACTGATGGCAAAGAACTTAATGTAGTATTTACAGCAGGGCAAACCGCTTTAGGTTTCACTGTTGCTTCAAACATATCATCAGTTTGGGAATCATTAGTTTATCAAGCAAAATCAACTCAAATTACAGGCACAATCGCAGAAGGCACTATGTGGCATAATGCAAGTCTGAAAGTTGAAATTCTAAAGAATACAAATGTTAGTGGAAACATGAAATGGGTTAAGAACGCATGGTCAGAAGACACAGATGCTCTTGCACCATCAGAGTTGCAATTAGTCTCAAGTGCTCCTACAACGCAGAAAGATAAGACTGCACTAGTAGCCGGCGATATCTGGATGGACAGCGATGCTGTTCCTTATCCTACAGTATCTCGTTGGAGTGGTACAGCATGGGTCAAATTAGACAATGCAGACCAATCATCTACTAACGGTGTAGTATTCAGTCATTATTCAAATGATGCACCTTATGATTCAGCGGGTGTGGCACGTGATGATACAACTCCACATGCCAAAACAGCAGATGCAGATTTGTATCCAGAAGGCATATTGATGATTAACATGGACTACTCTACTTACAACGTTAAGAAATATACTAGCGGTAAGTGGGAATGGGCTTCAGGTGTAAACACTGACGGTTCAGGCAAGTTTGGTTCAGTTGCACAACGACACATGGTTGTTACAGCAATGCAGTTAGCAATTTCGGCAAATACTGGAATACGCTCTGAAGCAGTATACTTCAATCTAATCGCTTCTCCAGGATACCACGAGTTGATGGACGAAATGATTACGTTGAACAAAGATAAGAAAGAAACAGCATTCGTTATTGGCGATTGTGATATGACATTGAAAGCAGATTCAACATCATTGAAAAACTGGGCTACAGCAAATGTGCCAGCAGAAACTTACGCGGCAATTTATTATCCGCATGGTTTATCAACTGACTTGTCAGGCAATGACGTAGTTATGCCTTCATCAGCGATTGCATTAAGAACTTTTGCATTCTCAGATCAAGTATCATTTCCATGGTTTGCTCCAGCAGGACTTACACGCGGTGTAGTTTCAAACGCATCACAACTTGGTTATGTAAACTCAGAAAATGAGTTTGTTAAAGTACAATTAAGTGAAGGACAACGTGACGTTCTTTATACTTCTCGTATTAACCCTATTGCAGACTTCCCAAATACTGGAATGGCTGTTTATGGACAGAAAACAACACAAGCAACTTCTACTGCTCTAGATAGAGTAAACGTTGCACGTTTAGTTAACTATATGCGTCATAACCTAGATACAATGTCTCGTGCATTCTTATTCGAGCAAAACGATAAGATTACTCGTGATAATATGAGAGATGCAGTTGAACGTTTTTGTGGCAGACTTGTTTCACAAAGAGGCTTATACGACTACTTAGTTGTATGTGATGAGTCAAATAACACACCAGCACGTATCGACAGAAATGAGTTATGGGTTGATGTAGCAATACAGCCAGCGAAGTCAGTAGAATTTATCTACATCCCACTTCGTATTAGAAATACAGGCGAAGTACTATAATCTAACTCTAGTTTAGTTTAAAACCCCTCCTTAGTGAGGGGTTTTTTATTGTCTGACGCAAACTGATAAATACAGTTATGAGAATTAATGAAGTAATATTACACGAAGAATTACTAGACGTAAAGTCGGTTATAACTTCGTCTATCAAAAAACTAGATAAAGTTTTTAAGAGCAACAACTACGAGTTAAGAATCGTAGGTGGTGCTGTTAGAGATATTGCTTTGGGTAAAACTCCAAAAGATATTGACTTGGCAACTGATGCTACACCAGATGAAATGATTGCGATACTTGATAAAGCAGGTATTAAACATAAGCCAACGGGTTTAGAACATGGCACACTTACAGCAATCTTAGATAGTGAACCATTTGAAATTACAACACTAAGAGCAGACACAGAAACAGATGGCAGACATGCAGAAGTTGAGTTTGTTAAGAGTTGGGAAGAAGATGCTAAACGTAGAGACTTAACATACAATGCTATGAGCATGGATATGGAAGGTAATGTATTTGATTACTTCAATGGAATGGACGACTTACAAGATAAAGTCAGTAAGTTTGTGGGTGATGCAGATGAACGTATCAAAGAAGACTATTTAAGAATACTAAGATACTTCAGATTTCAAGGCAGACTATCGACACCAAGTTGGAATGACGATACATTAAAAGCAATCAGTTCAAACACATCAGGATTAGCAAAAGTTAGTTCTGAACGTATTTGGCAAGAAATGAGTAAAGTACTCTCGGGTCAGAATGTTGCTAACGTCTTAGACCACATGACTAAAACAGGTGTAAGCAAAGTTATAGGATTATCTACAAACGATTTAAGCAAAGTTAAAGACAACGGTAACTCAATTGTAGCATTAGCACAGATGGGTAACACAACAGATATAGTAAAACGTTGGAGATTAAGTAACAACGAATCTGCTCTGTTAGACTTTTTAGTTAAGAATAAAAATAATTCTCTTGACCAAAAGAAAGTAGAAGATATGATTGCCGATGGAGTTAGTAAAGATTTAATTTCAGCACTGGCAACTTTACAAGGCAAAGATGTAAACATTGATGCAGAAGTTCCAAACTTTCCGGTAACAGGCACTGACTTAATTTCTAAAGGTATGAATCCAGGACCAGAAATTGGAGCAAAACTTGGACAACTGAAACAGAAATGGAAGCAAAGTAACTTCAAGGCAACTAAAGATGAACTACTAGGCGAAAGCAAAGTAATCAATGAAGC